TCTAAGTATGCTATTCCTAAGAAGAGTGTCATACAAGCTTATCCTGATATTCAATGGGGCAATCGTTCATGACAGTAATTGTATTGCATGAGAAATGTGAAAAAGATAAGGCAGAGGATAAGAAATTGCCATCTGATTCTTTCTTAATAACTTATAAGGTAGAAGATGAAGTTAAATGTGATGTAACTAGAGCAGCTACACAATTGGAACTGTTCGATCATTATTATGACACGTATAAAAATGTTCAAGGTATATCTTGGACTAAAGGAATAGTAAGTCCAAGAACATGGGATGGGGGAAGTAAACCCACACCACCTAAGAAGAGGAAGAAAAAGTCATGAATAATTCTGATGATCTATTGAGGGATCAAATTAGTCAATTGATTCGTGCTGAAATCCAAGATGGAATAAATGATTATGTTGATGAGCAGGAAGTGGTTGAGAAGGCTGGTCTTGGATTTGTTGGTAAGGAAGATGAGAAAGAGTTAAAGGTTAAGGTTCCTGTTTCAGAAGTAGATAAGATTATAAAGGAGTATAAAAAGATTAAGAAAAAGGAGAGATCTAATTTCTCACAGATAAAAAAACTTGGTTTAGTAGATCAACATGGTAGACAGTTGTAAAACTGTATCACGTTTTACAAAACTACTTGACTAAATAATTGAAATGTGTTATTATTAACACAATCGTTCAACCTGATACATTTCAGGTCGCAAGTAAGCCGACTCGGAACGGAATCGTTCATCCCCTATGCATAATCTTCTTCTTAGTTTAATAGCACTAAACAATCCAATCGTTTGTGCGGATGCTATAGACTTGATCAATAGAATTAGACCAACAGTTCAGTATCGTGCTGAAATTGTTGAGACAGTTCAGGAGAACACAGAAGAAGGATGTGATTTTGGGGACGCACAAGTTGACTAAAGGAACGGAGTAAAACCCCTACTACTTTGGAGAAACCCAATGGCACAAGTCACTTATCGTGGTGTCCAGTATGACACCAACGAGCGTAAGCAAGTAAAATCACAGAAGGTTCAAGAGACCTACCGTGGTGTTAAGTTTGAAAAAGAACTTACTGCTGCTTAGTATATCAAATCTAATCAGATTTTTAAGAAGGGTTGATACCCTTCTTTTTTTATGCTATAATAAATAAAATGAAAATTCCTATGAATAAGGGCAAACTAAAAGTCTTAGTCATGGCTCTGAAAGAAGTTGTTTCTGAATTGGAATCTGAAATTTATTCAGATGTCGATGCATATAAACAATCTAATTACGAGGAGCATGTAGGAGCAATGGCAAACTACGATGAAGTTTTTGAGGATGACGAATGACCGTAAAACTTGTTACTGTCACTCCTGATGCGGAACAACTCATGGCATATGTTGCCAGAGTATCTAATCCATCTAATCAGGACAATGAAAAGTATTCAGGACTATTAAAGTACTGCATCAAGCATAATCATTGGAGTGTCTTTGAACAGTCTTCTATGACTCTTGAGATAGAGACTACCCGTGCTATTGCTGCACAGATATTAAGACATAGATCCTTTACATTCCAAGAGTTCTCACAGAGATATGCTGCTAGTACTGCTCTAGGTGATATAGAATTACCAGAACTTCGTAAACAAGATCTAAAGAATCGTCAGAATTCTACTGATGATTTAGATCCTAAGATGGTTGATTCACTCAATCGTCAGATGATTACTCTGTTTAGTTCTGCTAAAGCACTGTATACACAGATGCTAGAGGACGGTGTTGCTAAAGAGTGTGCTAGAATGGTACTACCTTTATGCACTCCTACCAGAATCTATATGACTGGTTCATGTCGTTCTTGGATTCATTACATCAATCTAAGGTCTGCACATGGTACTCAGAAAGAGCACATGGTAATTGCAGAAGCATGTAGGAAGGTGTTTACCGAACAGTTCCCTGCAGTCTCAGAAGCCCTTGAATGGGTCTAAATAATTTTACACTGATTAACAATTATGCCAACATATCCAATCAAACATAAAGAGACTGGGGAGACTAAAGAACTCTCTATGACTATGAAAGAGTATGATACATGGAGGAAAGAGAATCCAGAGTGGGATAAAGATTGGTCGGCAGGATGTGCAGGAGTCGGAGAGATTGGAGATATGACCACTAAGGGTGAAGCAAATTCAGCAGGTTGGAATGAAATTCTTGACAGGGCATCCAGACAGCCTGGATCGAATGTAAGAAAAAACCGTGACTATAGTTATTAATTATGCCAGCTAAAAAAAGAAACGGAAACAACAATTCCTCTGGAATTGGTAGCATGAGCACCAAAAAATTAAAGAGGAAGAAACCGATCAATAGTGAGATAATGGTTGATATTAAACCATTAACTAAGAATCAGGAAAAGTTTTTTGAATCATATAAGAAAGGAAAGAATATCTTTTCTTATGGTGCTGCTGGTACTGGTAAAACTTTTATAGCATTGTATCTTGCTCTGAAGGATGTCTTAAATCAAATGACACCTTACGAGAAAGTATATATTGTTCGCTCTTTAGTTTCTACTAGAGAGATTGGTTTCCTACCAGGAGATCACGAGGACAAATCATTCTTATATCAGATACCTTATAAGAACATGGTGAAATACATGTTCGAGATGTCTGATGACACTGAGTTTGAAATGTTGTATGGTGCATTGAAAGGTCAGGAAACTATTGGGTTCTGGTCTACCTCATTCATCCGAGGTACTACAATGGATAATGCTATCATTCTGGTTGATGAAATGCAAAACTTGAATTTTCATGAATTAGATAGTATAATAACAAGGGTTGGTGAAAACACTAAGATCATCTTCTGTGGTGACGCAGCTCAGACTGATCTTGTTAAGACCAACGAGAGGAATGGAATTCTAGATTTCAAGAAAATCATACTAGCAATGGTTGATGATTTTGAATCCATCGAATTTGATATTGATGATATCGTTCGATCTGGACTTGTCCGTAACTACCTCTTAACTAAAATTGCCCTTGGTATGTAATGTTTACCTTTCTTGATCATTTAAAAGAAGAAGTTGACCTTGAAGCACAAACTATAGACGGAACCCGATTCTATAAGGTTCCGTCTGGTAAGATGTATCCTTCAATAACTTCTGTGACTAGTTTCTATAACCGTGATGTCTTCGTAAAGTGGAGAAAGAGGGTTGGAGAAGCAGAGGCAAACAGGATTACTAAAGAGTCTACCTTTCGTGGTACAAAGTATCATGATGTGGTAGAATACTATATTAAGAACGGAACTATTGATGGATGTGAAATGCTTCCATCTACAAAGTTTCTTTTTCTTTCCTCCAAAAAGAATCTTGACCGCATAGATAACATACACGCTTTAGAGAAGTCACTATATAGCGACTACCTTGGTCTTGCTGGTCGAGTAGATTGTATAGCAGAATTTGATGGAGAACTTGCAGTCATTGACTTCAAGACTTCAGCTAAAGTCAAACCTGAAAAATGGATTGAAAATTATTTTGTGCAGGAGACTGCATATGCTTGCATGTATTTTGAAATGACTGGTATCCCAGTCAAAAAATTGATCACTATTATGGTAACTGAAAATGGAGAATGTGTCATCTATGAAAAGAGGAACAAGGACTACTATATTAAACTTCTTACCAAATACATTGGAAAGTTTGTCAACTATAAAACAGGAAATTATGACGGAGACTAATGTTGACGATTTAATGAAAAAGAAATTCCTCTGCCCAATTAAGTTTGCAGAAGAAATCGAAAAAATAGTTAAATCTAATAATTTTAATCACATCGATGCTATCTTGGCATACTGTGAAGAGAATAAAATAGAGATCGAAGCAGTCTCTAAATTAATGTCTAAACCACTAAAAGAAAAATTAAAGTATGATGCACAACAACTCAACTTTATGAAGAGGACATCTCGTGCCAAGTTACCTTTATGAATCCTCTTGAGGTTTATAAAAATTACTTAGCATTCAAGAATCATTTTACCAAAGAGAAGTATGACTACTTCAAGTATGGTGGAAGATCACGAGCATCCGAAGGTGCATTTAATAAAAGAAAGGATCGTTACTTCTTTGAGAGAATGTCACGTAAGAAGAGTGACGATGAAATTAAAAAGTTCTTCCTTGCAAATTTTAGTCAGGCATCTGACTGTAATGATGTGTGGATTGGCCCTATAATTGATGGTGGAGAGAAAGTATATAACCAATGGATAGAACATAAAGAGAATCTCTTCGAGACTTTTAAAAGTAACTCTGAAGAGATGATGGATAGTTATGACTATGATGAGTTCTTTGAATGTAAGAAAGGACACCCACCTATATTAAGAGAATACCTTGGCGGTAAACTCTCTATTGAAGAAATGGTAATCTATGATAAAATATTTTCATACGTCAAAAATTATGACAAACAACTTCTTGATCCAGTGTGGGAAACCGTCAGTTTAAAAATCAGGAAGTATAGTCCATTTCTAAATATTGATGTATTTCAATATAAAAACTACTTAGTTCAACGTGTAAAAGAGAGGTATCACTAATGAGCGGCTTTTTCAAATCTGATATGGTTCAAGATTCCATTGCGGAATTAACTAAATTGCAACAGCAACTTGTTGTGGAGAGTCCTTATCTTCCCATGATGAATGATGATCAGAAAAGACAGCACTTAGATATATTAAAACAATTTTTAGAGAAGCAGAAATTATTCTTCTTCCGTATATCCCTATCGGATGATGAAGAAGCAATAGAGATGAAAGAAAGATTAATGGATGCTGCTAAGATGTTTGGTGTAGACGATGAAATAGATTGTATGGATGCGTTCTTTAAAAAATTAGATAGTACTATAAAGGATCTAGAATCTACTATAGAAAACTAATATGTCTTATGGTGATGGTGGTGCTGGAATTTGATTAGGTTCCATAATTAACTTACCATTAGCATCAGTAAGATTACTTGATTTAATAGTATCATCTTGTCTTTCGCCAACAACCATCCAAGAAATAGTATCAGTACAACTATTGTCTTGTGCTGTTATAGTTAATATATTACCAGAGACAGACCCCTTAACATTAGTCCATCCTGTTTCATTTGTTGTGAAACATTGTACATCTCTATTCAATACCACAAAGGTTCCAGCAGTCATATCAGATTTAGTATCAAGATTAACTGTAGCAGTGCCACCTACCAAATCAATCTTACCACGGTAAATGTTATCACATTGTGGGCCTTCAATGAATGAGTGTAATAAATCTTTTGTATCTTTTAATGCAGGTAATGGGTGAGTTATTCTAAACGATCCACTGCCCTTGGTAAGAGCACCAGGTACAGTAACACTATTATTAAATATCCTTAGATTGATGGTGCCTAACAGTCCACCACCAGTATAGAAGATTAACGAATTATCACCACTAGCAATACTACTATGATAACACCTTATGGAAGCACCTGCTGTACCAGCAGTATTTGCAAAGTTCAAACCACCATCTAGTTTGGTAGGATCATACCTTAAATTAGATCCACTAGATATACCACTTATATTATACAGTATCTCAGTATCAGATCCACCTACTGGCAAATTAGTTAAATTAGCACCAGAACCAGTAAAGGTTGTAGCAGTAACACCAGCAATACCAGTTATATTTGTTGAACTATCACCTACAATATTTCCATTTGCATTTATATTTCCAGCAAAAGTTGAAACACCAGTTATATTGAGATCACCAGATACACTAAGAGCATCTCCACTAGGCAGTTCTTGTATCTGATTCGCACTCGGATTTACGATTAAGGGAATTCTATCAGTCATTTATCAAGTACTTTTTTCTTTATTTATGCAAGGTTGACAGATAAATAATAATGGTATATAATATATTTGTTGAGACGACGGTTTCAACACGGGAGTGACTGAATCAAACTTGCTGGCATAAGGCTAGTTAAGGTGACG